TGCATTAACTCGTGGTAAAGATCATATTTATTTGGATGATCCTCCTGTAGAATAAAAATGGGTTATAGTACATTTGTAATTTAGTAGTATTGTGTTAGTAATTGAATTTAGTAATTAGTTTATTTAAGGTTTTATTTTGAATGTTTAAAATTTAAGCCGAATGAGCTTTTTGTTTCAGTAGGCTGATTACCTAGACCTATTATGTGGTCGGCAGATGTTTGTTCGGTATCGGGTTGGTAGTTTACGTAGAGTACTAGTCTAGGTACTTTAGAGCAGGCCGAGTTTCCGTGAGGTACCCCGCAGTTCCAGATTACCGCTTCTCCGAATCGAGTTGGAATGTCTACCCGTTTTAGACCTAGGGTTTTCATGAGTTTGATAGGGATTTTCTGGATAGTCTTCGTCTTACCAGGCCAGTTGAGCCCATCACCTATTTCAGCGTATTTTTGATGAGCCCCTTCGTAGCCGTACCAGCCTGCGTCGCTGTTATTTAGACCTAAGATAAATTGTAGTCTGTGAAATTTTCCATCGGGATTATAGGGGTAATATGATACTGGATCGTTCGCCGCCCGCATTTCCGTGACCCCATCTCGATTCTCAGCGATATAGCTCATATCTGTATGCAGTTGCATGTCCTTAGCAGGCGGTAGCTTTATACCGAAGCGAGTGAGGTGCCTTTTTACCGGGCTTTGGTACAGGGCAGTCATTAGAGGCCTTAATTTTTCTCGTAACTCGTTGAGTCTAGGATGATAATAGGTGCTTTTCTGGCTAGTAGCAGAACCCATACCGCAGTTCATAGCATTGGCAGGCGCTCTGGTATTAATGTATTCACGACCGTCTTTTGTTTTCTGACCGTACATCGCCTTAAACATAGCGCTGTCCTTAGGCTGTTTGAAATAAGGGTTCGATTTCATTTCGCTATTAAGGTCGATTTGTATCGTGGCAGGATCGATGCCTTTATCTGTAAAGAATTTGTAGTACTCGCTCATGCAAATTTCTTGCATTTCTGTGACTTCAGATTCCTTAAGAATTCCCATCTCAATAAGGTTAAGCCTCATATAACCCTTATCTCGTAGCGAGGTGAACGCCTCTTTAAGGGCTAGTGAAATATTCACTTTGGTTTCTGTTGTAGTAGCTAGTGCGCTCATTTCTAGTATAGTATGATAGTGGTTTCTATTAACATATTTCCAAATTTTAATTTCAATTTTTTAAAAAAAAATATTTTTGATTTTATTGCACACAGATTGCTAGTATATTTAAAAAAAAATAAATATATATAATATATGTCATATAAAGGAATGCGTGGAGCAACACTAAAATACCTGAATTCAATAGATAAACAAAGCAAATCGCTCCGTAGAAATATTAAAAATATTAAAAAAAAGATTGAAACTACTGAACATATTTTATATATGGTTGATAATATTAGTAGCAGGTTAGGGTTTCAAAAAGAAGATGATCCCGATTGGAATGCTTTGATTAAAAAATATACTGATCTTAAAGTTAAATTAGTTGAAATGGTAAATAAAGATAATGATTTAATTGATGAATATAATGATTTAGTTGATGGATTGGATGATTTAAAATCAAGAAATAAAAGTATACGCTTAAGAGGAAAACGAACTATAAAAAAATCTCTTGCCAAACCATTTGCACCAGGTGTTAGACAAACAACTTCGCCAGAAAACTCAGGAAGGGGTACTAGGTATAAACGTAAACGCAAATATAAACGTAAACAAACTAAACGTCGTAACAAAAAAAAATAAAAAATATAATTTGAATATAGTTTTTATTTTTTGCCTCTTTTCTTATTTCTCCTCTTTCTTCTTTGGGTCTGTTTCTTCTTCTTTTTCCTCTTCTTCTTTCTTTTTGTTTTATTTCCTTCTCCCTTATCATCGCGTTTTTTTCTAATAAATTTTCTTCGTGCAAATGCTTTACTTAAATTCATAACTGGTACATCTTCCTCTTCTACTTCCGTGATATTTACTTCCGTTATGGGGGTTAGATCGGGCATCATCGTTGAACGCATGCTTTCTCTATCACTTCTTGGAGTAATCATTTTGGTATTCATTACCTCTTCTAGTTCATCGTTCCAAGCCTTTTTATTCCAGTGAGGCGGTCTTAAATCTTCAAATTTTTTTAATGTTTCACTCTTTTGGTAATTTTTCAGTTCTCGCTCGAGAAACATTAGTTCAGATTTACCTCTCCTTCTACGCCGATCTCTCTTTCTTTGTAATCTATCGGCTATCTTTGAAATTTCCGTGCCAGTTATTGTAGCCGTATCTATTCCGTATTTTTTATTTGCTGTTCTCGCAAACGGATTTGTAGAAACTTTCATTTGTTTCATATGCTTATTATGTGTCTGTTGCGCTCTTACTTCAGCAACTGCATCAAACGGTGTACTGATATTAAACCTATTTTTACGCGTTTTGTTTCTTTTTTCATTAGGTCTATGAGAATGACGTTTTTTTGTATAATTCCTAGTTCTTCCTTGTCTGCGTGGCATATATATATAACATTGTCATTTTATTTCTTGAGTATTTGGGATACACCCCGTAAATCTTCATATATACGATCAATGCAAAAGTTAATGTTTTTGATATACAAGGGAACTATTGTTGCAAATGTTCCATTTCCTGAATTTACTAAATCTATAATCTCTTGCATTTTTTGATCAGTTTCTTTATCTCTTCCAGCTGATCCAAGTTTTTTACAAACATCAAAAGTAAAACATATCAAGTTATACAAATTTTTTGCATCAAACGCTTTATGTCGAATCATCTGATCAAATAATTCTACATCCATTCCCTCCTCAATTTCATTTCTAAACGTGCTTCCTTTTTTTAATATCGATGTTAATTTAACTTTAATTTCCGTATATAAACGAACAATCCAATCATGATCAGGTGGATCAGATGCGACTCTTTCCTCTAATAAATCAAAAAACGCACGTTGATACGTTTCTTTCACTTGTTCTGTCAATCGTTTTACATTCCTATCGAATCCTTCTTTTGCACTCTTTTCTTCTTTACTTCCCTCCATTATACAATAATTATATTGTAACTTTTAATATAATTATTTAATAACTAATATGGTCTATTAGGGGTTTGACGTATATAATTTATCTCAGCCTGTGTTGAATCTCGTGAAAGAGCTTCGTTTCGCTTTGGAAATCTCCCAAATTGTTCAATCGTCTGTTTATGACCAAGAACGTGCGTTTGCATTTGATCTAACATTTTCAAATCTTTATCAGCTTGGGTTAATACCGGTTCTATTCCTGACATGAAGTCATCTGTTGTCGGTGAAGACAATAAGTGATATCTGCTCCCGACCACAGGGTACGGCCTGTTCGCACGGTCATATAACATACGGTGTTTATTAAATATTTTTTCACCTTTATTTTGATATTCAAGCGATTCTGTATGCATATATGGCATAAAAGCAAACATAAATTCATATCCTACTAATTGGTGTCTATATAAATCAAATCCCATATTAGTAAATATAATCGTTGAAATATCATTCTTAAAAGCATCTGCAGTATCACGATAAATATGCCGTGAGAACTGATCCATTAAAATAATATAAGCAACAAAACTGTTTTTATTTACAAGCCATCCGAATCCATTCCCTTTTTCCGCTTCTTTTAATAACTCTCCAAACTTTTCCGTAATTTCATTATCATAAGCCTTGCTATTCATGAACCATTTATCAAAATCGGCGGATCCATCATCTTTAAACCAGTATTTTAAAATCTCGTCTGCTCTTGTAATATCCATTATACAATAATTATATTGTAACTTTTAATATATTTTTAAAATTCAATTTTTTATATATCCCCATATAATTTATTATAATGATTTAAGAAAATTTGAACAATATTAATAAAATGCCAATAGCTATAGGAATTGACTTAGGTACGACATACTCTTGCGTGGGATGTTGGAAAAATAATAACGTAGAAATTATTGCGAATGATCAGGGAAATAGAACAACACCATCATATGTCGCATTTACTGACACTGAAAGATTAGTGGGTAATGCTGCAAAAAATCAAATATCCATGAACCCAGAAAATACAATTTTTGATGCAAAACGATTGATTGGTCGCAAATTTTCTGACCAACAGATTCAAAATGATATGAAACATTGGTCTTTCCAAGTTTCTCCCGACTCAAATGATAAACCGTTTATCAGCGTTCAATATAAGAAAGAATTAAAGGAAATGAAACCTGAAGAGGTTTCCGCCATGATACTCTCAAAAATGAAACAGGTTTCTGAGAATTATCTGGGAGAAAAGGTTGATTCAGCAGTAATTACCGTTCCGGCATATTTTAATGATGCTCAAAGACAAGCCACAAAGGATGCGGGGGCTATTGCCGGATTAAATGTATTGAGAATTATTAATGAGCCAACAGCTGCAGCAATTGCATATGGATTGGATACAAATTGTAAAACTGAACAAAGTGTGCTTATTTTCGATTTGGGGGGAGGTACATTTGACGTATCTTTACTGAATATTGATGATGGTATTTTTGAAGTTATGGCTACAGCGGGAAATACTCATCTTGGAGGAGAGGATTTTGATAATAGAATGGTTGACTTTTTTACTAAGGAAATACAAAGAAAACTTCGTGTTGATATTACAACTAACAAAAGGGCACTTCGAAGATTGCGCACTTCATGTGAAAGGGCAAAGAGAACTCTTTCTACTTCTACGCAAGCTTACATCGAAATAGATTCGCTTGTTGATGGTAAAGATTTTAGTTCAACTATTACACGAGCTAGATTTGAGGAAATGAATATGGATTACTTTCGCAAATGTATGGAGCCCGTTGAAAAGGTCTTAAGAGATGCCAAAGTAAGTAAGAATTCAGTTGACAAAATTGTTATGGTTGGTGGATCAACTCGTATACCCAAAATTCAAGAAATGCTAAGCGCATATTTTAATAATAAAGAGCTTTGTAAAAATATTAACCCAGATGAGGCCGTGGCATATGGCGCAACTGTGCAAGCTGCTATATTATCTGGAGTCAAATCTTCTAAGATTGACGATCTACTTTTATTGGATGTTACGCCACTTTCACTTGGAATTGAGACAGCGGGTGGTATAATGACTAATCTAATTAATCGCAATACAACAGTGCCTACTAAGAAAAGCCAGACATTTTCTACTTATGCGGATAACCAACCCGGTGTACTTATTCAAGTATTTGAGGGAGAAAGGCGCTTTACAAAAGATAATAATCTACTTGGTAAATTTCAACTGGATGGTATTCCGCCAATGCCCAGAGGTGTTCCTCAAATTGAGGTTACCTATGACATAGATGCAAATGGTATATTGACCGTTTCATCTGTGGAAAAAAGCACTGGAAAAGAAAACAAAATCACCATAACAAATGATAAAGGACGGCTTAGTAAAGAGGAAGTTGAACGCATGGTTGAAGAAGCTGAGAAATTTAAAGAGGAGGATGAAAAGAATGCAGCGAGAATTGAATCAAAAAGTAAATTAGAGAATTATTGCTATTCTGTTAAAAATTCGACCAATGACGAAAAACTTAAAGATAAAATCCAAGAAGAAGATAAAAGTACAATTACACAAACTGTAGATGATACAATTAAATGGCTTGATGAAAACCAAGATGAATCAAAAGATGTATATGATACAAAATATAAGGAAGTTGAAGCTGTATTATCGCCCATTATGACTAAGATTTATCAGCAATCAATGCCTGCTCAAAGCGCAATGCCTGGTGGAATGCCCGGTGGAATGCCTCAAGAAGAACCAGCTGAAAATATAGAAATATCTGAAGTAGATTAAATATAATATTATATCGAATTAAAAATATAATATTATTAATATAAAATGTATCA